GCGATCTGTAGAAAAGTTCTTGCAGCTTTGCGCCATTCTGGAAGGGATGGGGGTTGCCTCGCGTGACGACAGTGACGCGCTGGCAATGCTGGCCGGGCTGATCGTCGAGATCGAAGAGGACACAGTTCTGATTGAAAGCATCGGTGCGTTCTACGTGCCGTCCGAGGCAAGCGGGATCATCCGTGCGCACCCCGCCGTGTCGCGGCTGTCAGTCAACCGCCAGCGTGCGCAGGCATTGCTTGGAGAGTTTGGATTGACACCAGCAGCGCGGTCTAAGGTATCCGCCAGCAAGTCGGTTGAGGCTAACCCGTTCGCGGCTCTGGCGTGACTGACTATGCAGCGGTTGCCGCGCAATACGCCCGCGACGTAATCAGCGGCAAGATCCCTGCAGGCAAATATGTAAAGCTCGCGTGCCAGCGCCACTTGGACGATTTAGACTGGCAGGCAGAAGACGGTTTTAAGTTTCGCTTTGACGCCAAGACTGCAAGCAAGGCCTGCGCGTTTATTGAGCTAATGCCCCACACGAAAGGCAAGTGGGCGGCACAGAAGCAGACTATAAAGCTAGAGCCGTGGCAGGTCTTCATGACAGCGTGCCTGTTTGGCTGGCTGCGCCGCAAAGACAACACACGCCGGTTCCGCCGGTTCCTGCTTTTGGTCCCGCGCAAAAACGGCAAGTCGATCTGGGCAGCGGCGGTCGGGCTTTACATGTTGGTCGCAGATGGCGAGCACGGGGCCGAGGTATACAGCGGCGCGACGACAGAGAAACAGGCTTGGGAGGTGTTCCGGCCCGCACGTCTGATGGCGGTCAAGCGGCCTGATATGTGCAACTTTTACGGATTGGGCGTCAACGCTTCCAACCTGCATGCGCTGGGCAACGAAAGCCGGTTTGAGCCATTGATCGGCAAGCCCGGCGACGGTGCCTCGCCGTCCTTGGCAATCGTTGACGAATATCACGAACACGCCACAGACCAGATGTTTGATACGATGGAAACGGGCATGGGCGCGCGCGAGCAGCCGCTGATGCTGGTGATTACTACGGCGGGCGATAATATCTCTGGCCCTTGCTACCAGATGCAGGATGAAGCGCAGAAGATGCTGGAAGGCACGCGCCAGGATGATGACACTCTCGCTCTGATCTACGGCATTGACGAGGGCGACGACTGGACCGACCCGGCGATTTTGCAAAAGGCAAACCCGAACTGGGGCGTTTCAGTCGGCTCTGACTTTCTACTGGCGCGGCAGCGTGAGGCGCTGACAAACCCGCGCAAGGCTGGCGTGTTCAAAACCAAGCACCTCAATATGTGGGTGCAGTCGCGGGCGGCATATTTCAACGTGCAAACCTACATCACGGCCGCAGACGAAAAGCTAAAGCTGGATATGTTCAGCGGGCAAGAGTGCATCATCGGTGTTGACCTCGCGGAAAAGCGCGACCTGACAGCAATCGAACTGGTGTTCCGGCACGGCGAAGGCTTTGCGCGGTTCGGTCGCTACTACGCGCCCGAGGATACGATTGAACTGCCAGAGAACGAGCATTTTCGCACATGGCGGGACACTGGGCGGCTTATTCAGATTGACGGGGCGGTGATCGATCAGCGCGAAATACTTGCTGACATCATGGCGGATCTTGATCTCTTCAACGTGCGCGAGGTCAGCTTTGACCCTTGGCACTCTAGGCAGATGGCAGTTGAGTTGATGGACGCCGGGGCGAACGTGATTGAATATCGCGGTTCTCCTTCAAACATGAACGAGCCGATGCGTGAAATGGACAAGCTGATCGCAGAGGGCAAGCTGTTTCACGACGGCGACCCGGCGTTTACGTGGATGCTTTCCAACGTCGTCAACGGCACGCGGGCGGGCGAGTTGCACCGGCCCGCCAAAGAGCGCGCACAGAATAAGATCGATGGCCCGGTGGCCTGCATGCTGGCTTTGGGCAGATGGATGTTGGACGAGGCCAGCGCGGACTCATACCTCAAGGAAAATGATCTGATGGTGCTTTAATGTTTGGCCTTATCAAAAAAAGCGCGACATACACCTTCGATCAGCTTTTTGGCATTGCTGGTTTCATGGGGTACGGAACGGCTTCGGGCGTTGATGTAACCGAGCGCAACGCCGTTGACGTGGCGGCGGTGTTCTGTGCCGCGCGCGTCATTGCCGAGGGCATTGGTCAGATGCCGGTTCGGGTGGTTGAAGACAGCTTTGATCCGGTGACGGACCTGCTGCGCGTTAAGGTTATGCGCGACCACTCGGCGCACAAGCTGTTGGCCCAAAAGCCCAACGACTGGCAGACAAGCTATGAATTCCGTGAAGGCATGGTGTTTAACGCCGCGCTCGGTAAGGGCTCGATTGCAATCAAGAACGTGGTCGGCGGCGAAGTGCGGGAACTACTGCCGGTGCCGTCGATGGCATGGTCGGTTGAGCAGAATTCAGACTATTCCTTGAAGATCCGCGTAGACTATTCCGACAAAACGCACGGATACTTTACCCTCGATCAGGTTTTTTACCTTCGCGGCCCGTCGCTTGATGGCTTCCAAGCCCTTCCAGCCGTCCGCCAAGCGCGTGAGGCCATTGGTCTTTCCCGGGCATTGGAAAAGCAGCAGGCGCGTTTGGCCGGAAATGGCGGCAAACCTTCTGGCGTGTTGTCGTTCGCCATGCCGTTAAAGCCAGACACCAAGGATAAGCTGCGCGATACCTGGAAGGAAAAGTTCGGCCCCAACGGCGAAGGCGGAATCGCAATCCTTGACGGCGACGCCAAGTTTCAGTCGATGACCATGACCAGCGTTGACGCGCAATATATTGAAACGCGGCGCCTTCAAATTGAAGAAATTGCGCGGGTGTTTCGGGTGCAGCCGATCATGCTGATGCAGGCTGACAAGGCGGCCACATTTGCCAGCGCTGAGCAAATGTTCAGGAATCACGTCATTCACACGCTTGGGCCTTGGATTGAGCGGTGGGAGCAGGCCACAACGCGGGACATTCTCGGCCATGACAGCGGCCTGCGTGTCGATTTAGACGAGCGCAACCTGATGCGCGGCGATTTTGCAGCCCAGTCTGATTACTACGCGAAGGCGCTTGGCGCGGGCGGTGGTCCCGCATGGATGTCGCAAAACGAAATTAGGGTCGAGGTCGGCCTCAACCCCATAGATGAGCCATTTGCCAACGCTGTTTCGCAAGGCGCAATGACACCGGGAGCACCCAGCGATGGAATATAAATTTATAGATCTTGATTGGAAGGCCGACGAGACCGGAGTGATCGAAGGATACGGCTCACTTTATGGCAACGTGGATCTTGGCGGTGACATTGTTATGGCCGGTGCGTTTGCTGACAGTCTCGCCAGCGGTCGCAAGGTCAAGATGCTCCACCAGCACGATGCTTATTCTGTTATCGGCGTCTGGACGGAAATGTCCGAAGATGAAATAGGACTGCGCGTCAAGGGAAAGCTCCTGACAACCATCCAAGCTGGAAAGGAAGCCTACGAGATGGTCAAGGCCGATGCTCTTGATGGGCTTTCAATTGGATTCCGCACAATCAAAGACAGCGTGTCGAAAGGCGTGCGCATGATTGAAAAAGCGGAGCTGTGGGAGGTGTCCCTTGTGACTTTCCCCATGAACGAAATGGCGCGGATTGATGCGGTGAAAGCCGCTGAAATGTCGCGCAGAGATATGGAACGGGTTCTTACGCAGGACGCTAAGATTTCCCGTGCCGTCGCTCGTCAGTTCATGGCTGGCGGGTACGAAGCCATCAAGGCCAAGCAGGACGCTGGCGCTGAAGGTCTGTCTGAGCTTGCCGCGCTGATGCGCGGTGAAAACACAAACTAGGAGAAAAACTATGTCTGACCTGATTGAGGTGAAAGAACTGTTTTCCTCGACTCAAAAGACCGTCGAAGCACTGCGCGGAAAAGTCGAGGAACTGGAAGGCAAAGCCGCTGACGTTGTGGACAATGACACGCTTTCCAAGATGAAAGCTGACCTGTCCGCGCTGTTTGAGGCCGAGCAAAAATCCAACTCCGACCGTCTGGTCGAGGTGGAAACCAAGTTGAACCGTCCCGGTGCGCCGGGCGAAAAGAAGGATGACGAATACGCCACCAAATTCGTGCAATATCTGCGCGATGGCGAGGGCGTGGCCGAAATGAAGGCCATGGGTACGCAGACCGCAGCCAGCGGCGGGTTTTTGGTTTCCGATGGTATGCGCGAGGGTATTCAAAGCCGAAGCCGTCGCACTTCACCGATTGAGCAGATCGCATCCAGCATCAGCTTTTCGGGCGGCAATTACGAGATCATCCTTGAGCGCGACGAGCCCGGTTCGGGCTGGGGCGACGGTGAACGCACGACTTCGACAGAAACTGGCACGCCTACGGTCAACAAGATCAGCATTGCGATGCACGACCTGCGCGCTACACCACGCATCCCGCAGCGTTTGCTTGATGTGTCTGACTACGACGTTGAAGGCTTTCTGATCGGGCGGGTGCAAGACAAGTTCCTTCGCGACAAGGCACAATCGTTTATCACTGGTTCTGGTGTTGATCGGCCAAAGGGGTTTTTGTCTTACAACAACAACAACGCGGCTGACGATGCACGGGCTGCTGAGACGCTGCAATACCGCGCGACGGGTGCTTCTGGCGCGTTTGCTACCGCTGGGCCGGCTGATGTGCTGATCCGCACATTCTATGACCTGCAGGGCATGTATCAGGCCAACGCATCGTGGATGATGAAGAACACCACGGCGGCAGACGTCTCCGTGCTGAAGGATGGTGATGGCAGCTACTTGATCCAGTCTATGCTGAACACCGACGGAACGATTGTCCGCACCATTCAGGGGCGTCCTGTTTCCATTGCAGACGATATGCCCGCAGTTGGCGCAAACAGCCTGTCGATCGCTGTTGGCGATTTCAGCAACTACCTGGTCGTGAACAGCCCGACTGTTTCGTTGGTCCGTGATATATTCACGCAAACCCCGAACGTGCTGTTCAAGTTCTGCACCCGAGTTGGTGGGGGCGTGACCGACTTTGACGCAATCAAGCTGATCAAGTTCGGCTCATCGTAAGGATAAACTGACATGTATATGAAAGATATGCGTTCCGTCACGACCGTCGCACACGGCATTGTGGCAACCCTGTCGGGCACAACCCCGGCAGTTGGCAATATCGTCGACTTGGCTGACTTCAGCTCCGCAACCTTCCAGTTTCTGACGGGCGCGGTTGCGGACGCGGGAGCGGCGGATGGCTTTTCTGTTCAGGTGCAGGAAAGCGCAACCACAGCAGCCGCCGACTTTACGGCGGTGGCTGATGCTGACCTTGTGGGGCTTGAGACCGAGCTGCAAGTCACGTCAGACAATGATGACGGGATTGCCAAGGGCTCGCTCGGTTATATTGGCAGCAAGCAATACGTGCGCGTCGTTGTGACGGGCACCACGGGCACCGACGCAATTGTTGCCGGTGCTTGGGCGCTGCAGGGCTCGCGATATGCACCGAAAGGCGACGCGGCGGCCAACATCGCAGCAACTTAATCTTTGGTGACGGGCTGGGAAACCGGCCCGCATCCTGAGACTAAGGAGAAAACCAATGGCAATACTAAAAGAAGCGATCTACGCGGTGCCAGATGGGGCTATTCATCCTAAATGGTTTCCTGCTGGCGCTGAGGTTTTCGGCGGTGTTGAGCTTGCTGCGCAAGAGCAGGGCAAAATACAGACAGGCAAAACTTTGAAAACCAAAGTTACAAAGCCGATGGAGCGCAAGTGATGTTTTCTTCGCTAATTACACCTCCAGTGGCATCTGTTCTGTCTGTAAAAGACGTCAAAGAGCAGGCCCGCATTAGCGATACAGAAGACGATTTTCTCCTGAGCGGCTTTATTTCAAAAGCAACTGCTTATTTTGACGCCGTGGCCGGGGTTACTGGTGAGGCGCTAATATCGCAAACGTGGAGGCTGACTCTAAATAACGAGGATATTTTCAGCGGCATCCCACTGCCGATTGGTCCGGTCCAGTCGGTTACAAGCGTGAAATATTATGCAAGTGATGTGCTGGAAACGCTTGACGCCTCAAACTATCGGTTGACCAACGGCAAAGTGTATCTGACGGCGGCGGGCGCTTGGCCCAGCGGTGATATCCGTGAAGACGCGATGCAAATTGATTACGTCTGTGGATATGGGGACGCCGCGTCCGATGTGCCTGAGACGACACGTCACGCAATAACCCTGTTGGTAAGTTATTTTTATAATCATCGTGAGGCGGCGCAAGAGGGCTCGGAAACGTTTTCTTTGGCGTTTTCGTCGTTGCTGGCTGCATCTCGTTCTGAGCGGGGGCTGTTTTGATGATCGGCGCAGGCGCGATGGATCAGCGCATCACCTTCCAGCGCAGCGCGGCAACGCCTGACGGCGGCGGCGGCGAGACTTACGCTTGGGCAAACCTAGAGAAAACGCCAACTGTCTGGGCGCACGTAAAGGCCAAAGGCGGGCGGGAGTCCTCTGTGGAGGGCCGCGTCAACGCCTCGTTCGTAGTGGTTTTTACTATTTACAATCGCAAGGACTTGACCGATCTTGACCGCATCGTTTGGAACGGCGCCGATTACAACATTCGCGGCATCCGCACCGAAGGACCGCGCGCGCTTAGGCTTGTGATTGAGGCAGAACGTGGGGTGGCGCAATGAAGATGGATATCGAAGGCATTGCGGATGTGAACCGCGTGCTGGAAACCATCGCGCCTCGTGAGGCCAAAAACCTGATGCGGGCGACCGTGCAGGACATCGCCGGGCAGCTCGCCAAGTCAGCGAAAAAGAACGCGCCCAAGGGGGACGGCGATCTTCGCAAGGGCATCAAGCCCAAGCGTGAGCGCGGCGACCGCCGCAATGTGGAAAGCACCGTGCGCGCCGCGCCGTTTTACTGGCGGTATCTGGAATATGGCGACGGCCCCGATGGGATTGAATATGCCTTTATGCTCAAGGCTCTGCAAGAAATGAGGCCGAACATGGATCGCATCTATCTTGAGGCATTCTTGAAAAAGCTAGAGGCGCGGCTGGCGCGCGAACGCAAGAGGCGCTTGACGTGAGCGCGGACTGGCCCACACAGCAAGCCATATACGGGGCGCTGAACGCCCTCGGGCTGCGTGTCTATGACTCTGCCCCGCAGGATGCCGATGGCGGCAGTAACGGCGTGTTTCCCTACGTCGAAGTGGGCGCAATCGTCGCCTCAGAATTTGACACAAGCACCGAGACTGGATTTGATTTCATCTCTCGCATCCATACGCGCAGCCGATCAGGCAGCATGAAGGAAGCGAAGCTCATACAGGGGCAGATATATGACCGCCTGCATCGCGGCGCTCTGACAGTCACAGGATATAACTTCATCCAATTGAACCGTGAAAATTCCTTTGTGGATCGCGTGTCTGACGGATCGTTTCACGGGGTCTGCGAATATCGCGGCCTGATCGAATACGCGGCCTAGTGGCTGCGTCTGCCCTTCCCTGCGCCTTGGGCAAGCGCTTGGACGGCCCGCTGTGAAGCGGTCCCTTTCCCATAGATGGAGCCTCCCCAATGGCAAAAGTAGCAGGCCGACTGGCCACCCTTTCCAAAGACAGCACGGTAATTGGCGGCACGCGCGTCACGAATATCCAGGTTGATTACACGCCTATCGACGTGACCGACAACGACAGCGACGGCTTGCAAGAATTGCTAGCACTGTCCGGCATGAGCGTCATGACCTTTGATGTTGAAGGCGTCTACAAAGACCCGGTGCTGCGCGATATCGCAATGGACCCGACCACAACTCAGCTTCTGACCGATCTGACATTTGACTTCGCTGATGGTGGCGTCGGATCGGCCACGGTGAGCGGTGACTTCTTTATGCTCAACTATAAAGAGGGCAACGACTACAAAGAAGCGACGACATTCTCTGCATCGTTCACGTCCTCCGGCGCTTGGTCGGTCGCATAATGCATGGCTTTGAGGACGTAACACTGTCTTGGGCTGGCACGGATTACACTGTGCCAGCCAGCAAGCAGATGATGCTGGTGGCGACGGTTGAGCATCACCTGTCGCTCAACCCAACCACAGGTGAGTTTGACCCGCCCATGCAGGTTCTGTTCCGCCGTGGCGGCGTCCCCCCGACGCGCCTCGCCTTCACGCTTGGCGCTGCCTTGCGGTATGCGGGCGCGAAGGTCACGGACGATGAGATTTATCTGA